GCATCAACAAGTTGTTCTTGCTGGTCTTCTATCTTCCCAGTAGTTACTAATGTATCTGGGTCTATATTCTTTAATATGTATTTAAACTCTGCCACTATACGTCAGGTTGTTGTAGTTCAATAATCTCTTGATTTGCTTCTAGTAACTGCTGTCTTAACTGCGATATTTCATCCAATAGTGGTTGAATATCTTCTGTATCTTTATCGAACTCTAATAAAGCTCCGCTTGTTTTTACTAAATATTCATGAGAATTATCTTCACCGTTAAGAGGAATCTCGTTAAAAAGGTTTTCATACTCTACAAAGAAATCCTGTACCGTAAATGTATCTTCTACAGGTTCAGGTTGACCAAAAGTTTTGAAAGATCTATCGATAACTTTATCTAAATCTTTCTTATCTAGTTGGGTTTTAGAAATCTTTAGTTCATTAGCCATGTCTAGTTACCTTGAATATATTTTTATTATCAATAACGATAGTACTATCACTAACAGTAGTCTTGACTAAAAGCCTATAGTACCTTTCTGGTTGAAAAGACTCCATGTAAACGTCAAAAAAGCTGCTTGTATTGTCTGCACTTATTCTAGTATGGTTACTAAAATCTACTATCATCTCTCCACTATATTCGTCTTTTATTCCCCAGTATGACTGTTGGGGTAGTTTGTATTCTGTTAGGTAAATAGAAGAAGTTGTAAATGTTCTTGTAGGATATTTAGGTCTTGCAGATAATCTGAATCTAATAGAATCTGTATCTGCATATTTTTCCTTATGGTTTTTTATACCAACAGTAACTATATCTGTCGATAACTCAGGAAGTGAACTATTATAACTAAAATCATCCCATTTTAACTCTAAATATGGAGGAAAAATAGTATTTGTATCAGAACCAAAGTACTGTAAGTTTATTGATGATGTAGTATTACTTTCATAAGTAGGCGCAAGTTTTATCATTATACCAGCATTACTGTAAGAACCTGAATAATGACTGTTTACTATGTTAGTTACATCAATATCTAAATCTTGATCTAGTTTTACACTTTTAGAAACATAACATAAAGAAGATGATATATAGTCACCTCCTAAAGAGGTCCATTCATTAGCTTGTGCATCCTTGTGTTTCCAGCTACATCCTGATTGGTCAAGTGGTAAATCATCTCTTTTACCTACTCCTGTAGTCCATTGTGAACTTAATGCTAAAGCATGAACTTCATAGTCTTGTGGCAGTTCTCCTGCTTCAGCTAAAGATAAATGTAGACTACCAGTCCATTGACCAGTAACTTTATTATTAAGAGTTGACTGTATCTGATTAGTGTAGAACTGTATTAATGTTCTCTGTACTCTATGAGTATCATTGACATCTTTATATGTACCTACTTCTAGTATTTCATCTAAACCAGCGTTACCGTATAGGTTACTTATGTTTGGTTCTGACCAAATAATAGTGTCTTTTTCAGGATATATTCTATATATTGCCATTTTATAATGATGTTACTCTTCCTTCTATATCTACGTCTGGGTATTTAACTTCGAATATACATGGGTCGAATGATGGATATACAACATTTTTATTAGTTGCACCATTAACGTCGTAAGCATATTCAGAGTAGTTACCTCCTACTTTATTAAATACTTCTACCTTCTCTACAGTTTGCACACCTTTTACAGTATCTAAAAGTGTATAGGCTGGAGATAAGTTAATCGGTTGGTTTATTGACCAGTTTCTTATATCAAAATAAGATTTTAGCTTTCGATTACATTCTAATAATACATCTCTTGTTATTGCACCAGGTAGAGTTATTATTTCAAACTTTACTCCTATATTGACTACATAAGCATCTAGTATGTTTACTCCATCAGCTATCATAGTAAACTGTGATAGATATGTCTTAAGGTTCTCTTTTAGACTATATGGTGTGGGTGCTAACTTACCTTCGTTATTATATGCTAAAGTAAATAGTGAAATAGCGAGTGGATTAGTACTCAAAAGACTATTTTGCTGGTTAGGTGGTGTAGTTTGAGTTACATATACTTTAGCTACTGTACCGAACCTAGGGGGTAGAGATAAAGCTCTTACTGCGTAGTCTTGAACTGTTACAGTACGTTGTTGTTCTGCAAAAGATCTTAAACTATTCTGTCTAAGTTCTTCAGTTGAATCTCCATCTTTTCCTCCGAAAGCTGCTGCTTCATTATTAAATCCAAGTGTTGCTTGGTAAGAGTTATCTGTAGCAGTGGATGTTGCTGTTACTATATTATTGACAGTATTAGAGGGTACATTTGCTGTAGTGCCTCCTCCTGTGATATACCTTATAGTTAATGTTGTATTAGAGGGTGCTACTCCATAAGTACTTGTAAATAAGAAGTTAGATGGGTCGTAAGCTTTGTATAACTCTCCTACCCCAGTACCGTCTGTTATACTATTATTAGTTCTAAATGGATCAGGTAGTAGAGACTCTTCGTTACTACCAGCGATACCTGAACCGAACTGTATTTGAAGTACTCCTTTCGATGTAAATCTTGTTACAAATCGTCTAGCTACTTTAGTTACTTTTAACTTATTAGGAGCAAGGTTAGCGTCATTGGTTGTATTAGTTTCTTCTTGAAAGACTGTATCTTGTCCTAAGAAAGGAACCTCTGTCCATGTCTTACCGTCACTGTCTACTATATCTAAAACTCTTATTATATTATTATCTTCTACATTGATAGTAGCAAACTTTTCAGCTGTAGTATAGGTCTGTTGAGTAGATTGTATTTCACCTGAATATGCCTTTACTTCTTTAGATAATGTAAACTCAGCTGGTTTACCGTTTTCATCTACTGAGTATATTTTTATATCGGTAGGGTCAAAAGAACTACTAAATGTAAAATCAACAGGTTTAGTAGTTAGAAACGTAGGTTGTCCGGCTGTATCAGATCTTATCACTGAGCTTTCATCCACTTTGAGTGCTTGATCCCAGTTAGGAGTAAATCCTGCTGTTGCTGCTACGTTTTGGGATACTGTTAATGTTGTTTCTGCTGCTGAACTTACTTTGGGTTTATACCCCATCATGTAAGCTAGTGAATATAAGTTAGAAGGATTTTTAGCGTGCTGTAAGAATGTCTCTTGAATCTGTGTATCTTGATAAAAAGATAGTACATCTCCTACATATGCAGCCATTTCAATAAACATTAGACCGGGAGATGATGGACTGAAATCGTTGTATGCATCAGGAAAGTAGTTCTTGGCATACTCTATGAGTTGGTTTTTAAAATCACCAAACTCTTTATTTATATATTTTATATCTCTTGTTTCTGCCATCTTAGTTAAAGTTTATTACCACTTCATCTTCTATATTAGTTTCTGATACTTGATATTTAAGAGAAAACTGAATAGTTCCAGTTTCTGTATCTCCTATCGTTGAAATATCTACTGGTATGATTCTTGGGAAGAAAACGCTAAGGTCTTCTCTTACAAGAGCATCTACTCTTCTTATACTATCCTCATTCATATTTTCAAATAATAAGTTTTGTAACTCATTACCGAAAGTAGGATTCAAATATCTTTCACCTCTTGCTGTAAGAAAATAGTTTATTAGGTTAGTTTTTATAGCATCTCTAGTTTGATAGGTAGAGCTAAAAACTGCTTTACCTGAGAAAGGTAGTGATACTCCAACCGCTTTACGAGGTTGAAAATCTAATGGATCTATTTTTCTTATTTCTGTTGGCATTATATTCCTACTCTGTTTTTATCTTTTTTATTTGAAGCATCTAATATAGATTTTGCTTTACCAACGAAATCTAGTTTTGAAATATCTATACCTGGCATTGGACCTTTGTTTTCCCTTGTCATTTGGGTAGACATCATTGATGCGAAGTTAGGTTTTTGTACACCAGATTGAGTAAAGTTAGATGCATCCTCTCCTGTCATTTCTGCTTTTGTAGCATTTAACATTTCATCGAGTGTAGCACTTTTTCCTACTGACCATTTTTTTGGTTGGCCTTTAGGTACTTCAGCATAAGTCTGAGATACTTGTTTAGTTGGAGTACTTGCTGCTTTAACTGCTTCAGTAAGCATTTCTTGTAACTCCTCCTTAACTGCTGCTCTTACTTCTTCTCGTATAATCTTTCTTAGTTGATCGAGTTTCATATATATAAATAGTTTAGTTATGGAAGTTGATTATCTAATCTAAATTTTACTTCGTCTAAAAGTACATTTACATCAGAACTAAATGAAGATTGCCCTTTTAATACTGCAACTCCTTCATCTATTGTCTTAGCTACTGCAAATCGCTTTGGTGCTATTGCAGGAGAGTTAGGATCTTTTTGGATCTCTAATATATATTTTATACCGTTTGCAGCAAGATAACTGTAATCTAAATCTTCTCCATTTTCATCTTGCTTGTTATCTTTTATGTTATCTAGTAGTTTCTGTATAGTTTTTTTAGTATCATCACTAACATTACTATCTTGTAGTTTATTTAATCCATCTCCTAGAGCTGCTAGTGCAGCATCTGGGTTATCTGTATCAAAGTCTTCTTCTCGGAATCTACCATCAGTACCGGAACCTGTACCTGCTATCAAACAGTTATCAGTATCTCCAGTCTTTATTTGTTCTTCAGTACAAAGTTTTTTAGGATTTTTTATACCGTCTTCAGTTAGACTTCCGTTTCCAATAAAAGAAGGTCCTAATGTAGAAAATATTAATATACCGTCATCATCTAATAATCCTGCTTCAGAAAGGTCGTCTTCTGATATATTACCGTTGTTAAGTTCATCTTCTAACTGTTTGGATATTACACAAGATGTAATAGCATTATCAGATCTATGTACTATATCTAATGTTGCGTTTAATGTAGTAGATGGAGCATCTAATACACTTTCTATACTATTAATGATCTCTTCTATCTGTACTACAAACTCTCTTATCTTTACTAATAAGTCTGAGTATTTAGTAGTAATGAGTAATGGTAATCCAAATCCTGGAGGAACTGATTGAGGTATTGGTAGAGATGTAATGATCTTTATTATTTTTTTTAACCCTCTTACTGGAGGTTTAAGTTTTTTAGGTAGTCGTCTAAACTTCGATAAACGTCTTTCTATTCCTCCTAAAGCGTTACTTATACCGGCTGCTTGATTCTGTAATCTATTTAACTTATCACTTTCTGGACATCCACCAGATCTTAAGTTATTTGCTATATCTATAGTTTGACTGATAGCATTAGCAGATATTTTTCCTTGCAGTTTACCAATAATCTTGGCAATACCTGCAGCCATTTTGCTTTCTTTAAGGTGTACGTATGCCATTACTCAGTAAATACTTTTTTAGAATGAAGTTGTGGTAGTTTATTTTTAAGTACCTTAACTAAAGGTAATATAGCATTACCAGATGCAATCAGTTTTGCAACTGCTGCAGGTGGAGCTGGTGGTAGCTTTGCTAAAGTATTAGCTAAACTTTCTACTTGTTTAGTTAGGTCTTCTAACCAATCAGTAGATGTTTTACCTTTTAATACAGGTTCATGCTCTCTCTGTAGAGCTGCTGCTCCTAGGTATATTTTTTTAGCATCTAACCCTACGTACTCTTCCCCGTCTAGTGATATAGTTTTAGCGTTTAACCCTATTCCTTCTTTAGCTGATAAAAGAGCGTGTTCATCATATGCATTAAAATATAATCTGCCAGAGTTGATAATCACTTGAGAACCTTTAAACTTATCTGCTTTTTCTGGTTCTTCACTCCATGCATCTCTTTTTTCGTTAGCTTGAGTTAACTCTACGATATGATCTGATGTTAGGTATATAGATGTCTTATCTTCATTAACATCTTCTAAGACAGATTCATCTCCTGATTCTGCTTCTTTTTGTCCATTACGTATTATAGTAAGTGGTTGTCCATTATTACTATCATCTATCCATATGTTAGAATCGTAC